GACAAAGAATACTTCAAATTGAACGAGCCGAAGGTATAGTTATAGACGCTAATGGTAAACAAAGAATTAAAAATGCAATGGAACTTGAAAGATCATTGCAAAGACAAGTTGATTTTACGAAAGCAATAGGAGCATCATTTAGAGATAGTTTTAGAGATGCAATAACTGGAGCTACTTCCTTTGGTCAAGCAATGTCTAATGTTTTGAATACGATCAGAGATAGATTAATTAATATGTATTTAGATCAAATGTTTGCTCAAGCAACAATGGGAAGAAAAGGAGGAGGTGGAATCTTTGGTAGTTTATTAGGTGGTTTATTTGGCGGTGTATTTGGAGGCGTTGGAGGTGCTGTTGCCCCTCTTGTAACTGATAAGGTTTTTGATACAACATTTGATACAAGTTTAATTGGTGCTGGTTCTTTGGCTGGTAAATTTGCCAATGGTGGTTTTGCTCAGAAAGGTAAATCATATTTGGTAGGAGAACGTGGTCCTGAGTTATTTACACCTGGAGCTACTGGTGGTCAAATAAGTCCAATGGGTAGCACAAATATCGTAGTAAATGTAGATGCTTCTGGTTCTTCTGTTGAAGGCAATGAATCAGAAAGTCAGGTTCTTGGACAAGTTTTAGCAAGTGCTATACAATCTGAGTTAATAAAACAAAAAAGACCAGGAGGATTATTAGGTTAATGGCAACTTTTGGTTTTACTCCTACTTATGGTGTCAGAAAAAGCAGTAAGCCTAAAAAAATTATTGCTAAAATGGGTGATGGTTATGAACATCGCACAACTTTGGGTTTACCTACGAACCAAGATCCTAAAGAATATGATTTAACATTTGAAGTTAGTGAAACCGTTGCAGACCAAATAGAGGATTTCTTAGATGACAGAACAAAGGACAACGCTAGTTTTGACTTTATACCGCCAGGTGATTCTTCTGCTACGAAGTATGTATGTGATTCTTGGACAAAAACCATTCCATATTTAAACAGAGCTACTATTAGTGCAAAATTTCGACAAGTTTTTGAACCATAATGGCAATACCAGTATCAGAACTACAAAAATTAAATCCAAGTTCTCGTATTGAACTTTTTACTATACAGTTAGATAGTGGATTACATGGCAGTAATCAGATTTTTAGGTTTCATGCTGGAGTAAATGAACTTAATAACGATATTGTTTGGCAAAATAATTCATATTCAAAATTTCCTGTAAAAGCAGAAGGATTTGAATACACTGGAACGGGCCAAATCCCAAGACCTACTTTCACCGTAAGTAATGTATTGTCAACTATTACAGCTTTGATGATACAAGTAAATGCAGTAACTCCTGGAAATGATTTAAATGGCAGTACATTTACAAGAATAATAACATTAGCCAAATTTTTAGATAATGAAAATTTTTTAAGTGGTACTAATCCTTACGGAACACCTGGTTCAGATGAATTTCCAAGAGAAATATATTTTATTGATCGTAAAATTACAGAGAACAGAGAACTTGTTTCTTTTGAACTTGTATCTGAAATGGATTTAATTAATTTAAGACTACCTCGTAGACAAGTAACAAGAAAATTATTTCCTGGTGTTGGCACATTTTTCTAAAATAATATGAATTGGAAAGATCAAGCAATTAAACACGCAAAAGAAATAGCACCTAATGAATCTTGTGGTTTGGTGGCGATTATAAAAGGTAAAGAAACATTTTGGCCTTGTAAAAACTTAGCAGAAAGTAAATTTGAATATTTTATTATTGATCCTGATGATTGGGCTGAGTGTGAAGATACAGGTGAAATTATAGGAATATTTCATTCACACCCAAAAGGTCCATCTACACCAAGCGAAAATGATAAAGCAAGTTGTGAATTTTTAAATGTTCCTTACTATATTTACAGTATTGAAGATAATGATTGGTCACATTTTAAACCAAGCGGTTACAAGCCACCCTCTTTAATTGGCAGAGGTTTTATCTGGGGTAAACATGATTGTTGGTCGATAGTTACAGATTGGTATAAAGAAGTTAAAAATATTGATATTCCTTATTGGAATCGACCTAAAAAAATAAAAGACTTTCTTGCAAAACCAGAATTTGAATTTGCTTTACCTAAATTAAATTTTATAAAACAAGATACGCATGATGATATACAGGTTGGCGATGTTTTGTTATTTGAATCTGTTACAAAAAATTTAGACCATGTAGCTGTTTACATTGGCGATATGATGATATTAAATCATAATATAAAAGGATTAAGCTGTAGAGAACCTTTTGATCTAAGGTATCAACAGTCTCTTAGAGGAGTTTACCGTTATGAAGCTTAATAAAATTAAAGTCTACGGTAAATTAAGGCAAGATTTGGGTTGTTCATATTTTGAAGCTGCTGTAAATAGTCCAGTAGAAGCATTTAGATTTTTAAGAGCTAATTTTCCAGATTTGGAAAAGTATATGAGTTTTCAATACTATAAAGTAAAAATGAACGGTGTTGAAATACTTAAGGAAGAGGAACTTAATTTAAAAAGCAGTGGTGTAATACAAATAATTCCAATTGCTACAGGGTCATTACCTGTCGTTCTTGGAATTGGAGCTATTGCTGGTGGTGCTGCTATCGCAGGTGCTACTGTTGCAGGTACAGGTTTTCTCGGTGCAACTTTAATAGGAAAACTTACCGTAGGTGCTGCTATTGGTGGTGCGTTAACTGCTATCGGAACCAATATGGTCATTGGTGGTGTTACACAAATGCTTACTCCTACACAACAAATAACTTATCCAACTGCTACAAGATCCACAGGAATTAATAGAAGTGATGCAACATTAGCGGATAGTAATTATAACTTTAGTGGGATTACAAATGTATCTAGGGCAGGGGTAACTCTTCCCGTTGTTTATGGTGAAATATTTGTTGGAAGTATTGTTGTGAGTAATGGAGTTGATACAGATCAGCTTAGAAATGTAAGGGCAGTCACAAGTAACTAATTATGGCAGTAACAATTAAAAGAACATGGATAGGAAGTGGTTGGAGTGGTTACAATACTAATACAGGTTTTATTGGAAAAAATCACTCTGATTTTGATAAAACTCTATCCAGTAAACAATTTTCTACTATAATTGATGTCTTATCTGAAGGAGTAATAGAAGGATCTGCAACTGCTTCAAGGGCTGGAATTACAAATAAATCATCACAACGCTATGTAAATGCTTTTCTAAAAGACATATTTTTAAATGACACGCCTATACTTCAACCAAGTGCTCCAGATAATAATGATCCTGGTAGAAATTTTTTCAACTATAAAGATATAAAATTTGAAGCTAGATATGGTACTGATAATCAATCTGCATTAGATGGAGTTTCGACTATAGAAACAGAAGTATCAGTAGGAACTGTAGTCGATTTTGCTAATCCTGTTACTGTAGCGATAGATGATGATACGATTGATGCTGTAAGAGTTACAGTTGCTTTTCCAGCACTAAAACATATTAAAGATAATGGTGATATAGATGGTGAACTTGTTGATGTTGATGTACAGCTAATTCAAAATAATGGAACGACAACAACAGAAATAGCAGATACGGTTATCGGAAAGGCTAACGATGCTTATTTTAGAGACTACATTATAAGACTTCCAAGTAATGTTTCTTTTCCTATCCAAATTAGAGTAATAAGAGGTAAAGGTGATTCTACAAATCCGTTAATAATAGATGAATTTCAATTTCATTCATTTACAAAAATAAAATATGAAAAAAATAGGTATTTAGATGTTGCTCATGTCAGTTTAAGATTTGATTCTTCTATATCACCAACTATACCTTCTAGAAAATATTTAATAAGAGGCATTAAAGTAAAAATTCCTCATAACGCAACAGTTAACCTTGCCGATGGAAGTATTACTTACAGTGGTACTTTTAACGGAAATTTTAAAGGAAGTAAAGAGTGGTGTAGCGATCCAGCATGGATTTTATATGACTTGCTGACAAACACAAGATATGGTGCTGGAATATCAGAAAATTCAATTGACCAATTTGCTTTTTATTCGGCTTCTGTTTATAACAACGAAAGAATTAATAATGGTCTTGGAGGTTTAGAGCCACGATTTAGTTGCAACGTAAATTTAAATAATTCTGCTGAAGCATACGACCTTATAAATGATTTATGTACCACGATGAACGTGATGCCGTTTTATTCTGCTGGTTCTATAACAATTTCACAGGATAGACCTTCAGATCCAACGTATCAATTTACTCTTGCAAACGTATTAGAAGGTGGTTTTACATATTCAGGTTCAAGTCAAAAGACAAGACATACTATTTTTAATGTTGCCTATTTTGACATGGATTCACAAACAATTGATTTTGAAACTGTCGAAGATACTAGTGCAAACATAGCAAAGCTAGGAAGTGTTGTTAAGAATGTAACAGCATTTGCTTGCACTTCTAGAGGTCAAGCTCGCAGGTTAGGTCGTTGGTTTTTATACAATGAGCAAAACGCTACAGAAACTTGTACATTTACTGCAACAGCCGAAGCTGGTGTTTTAGTTAGACCTGGGCAAGTAATTCAAATAAGTGATCCAGTTAGGGCTGGAGTTCGTAGGGGTGGTTTAATTGCTTCTGCAACAGCATCAGTAATAACAGTTGATGATTCAACAAATACAGATTTAGACAATACTAACAATGCTAAGTTGTCTGTAATATTACCTGACGGAGCACTTGAAACAAGATCAATAGCATCAATTTCTGGAAGATCAATAACTGTATCATCTGGTTTTAGTCAAACACCGCAAGCTAATAGTGTATGGGTTTTAGAAAATAATACTATTCAACCCACTACATGGCGAATAGTTAGCGTTAAAGAAAGTAACTCACAGTACACAATCACTGCCTTAAGTCACAATTCAAGTAAATATGGGTTTATCGAAGATGGTAGTGCTTTAACTCAAAGAACAATTTCTGTTTTAAACGAAATAAAAGAAGCACCTACTGGATTATCTGCACAGGAACAAATTGTTGTTATAAATAATAAAGCAGTTAGTAAGTTAACTTTTTCTTGGCAACCAGTAAAAGGAGTTAACCAATATCGAATTTCATACAGATTTAATAATGGTAATTCAAGGATTCAAGATCTTCAGGGAACTGATTTTGATATTTTAAATAGTAATCAAGGTACTTACGAAGCTCAAGTTTTCAGCGTAAATGCTATAGGAGATATTTCTGTAAATCCATCTTCAATTACTTTTAATGCGGTAGGAAAAACGGCTGAACCAGAAAATGTTCAGAATTTAAGAATGGAGCCAGTAAGTCCAAAGTTGATAAGATTAAGATGGAATCAAAGTATAGAAACAGATGTTTTACACGGAGGATTTTGTCGCATACGCCATAGCCCATTAACAGACGGCTCTGGTACGTTCCAAAATGCTACTGATATAGATTTATTACCTGGAAATAGCACACAAATTATTGTTCCTTATATAGAAGGAGAATACCTGGTTCGATTTGTTGATGATGGTGGAAGATTAAGTCGAAGTTCGGCTTCAATAATTTTAGATTTACCAGATCCTTTAGGATCTTTACTTACACAAACAAGACGAGAAGATAATGATTCTCCTAAGTTTCAAGGTGCAAAAACAAATGTTACTTTTGATTCTTCAGTAAATGCCATAAAAATCACAAACCCATTAAACAGAACAGGAGAATATGCTTTTAATGAGGTTTTAGATTTAGGAGCAGTATTTAGTCTTGATTTAAAAAGACATATTAGATCTCAAGGATTCTATTCGGGCAGTTTATTTGATTCTAGAACTGCACTTATCGACACTTGGACCGATTTTGACGGAGGACAAGCAACATCTGTTAACGCAGAATTATTAGTTGCTATAACACAAGATAATCCTTCAATTGGTTCACCTACATACACCGCTTTTCAGACTTTTGTTAACGGAACTTATAAAGGTAGAGGATTTAAATTTAAAGCAGTTTTAACTTCAGATGATCCAGCACAGAATATAAAAGTCTCAGAGTTAGGTTATACGGCAACATTACAAAGAAGAACAGAACAAAGTGCTTCAACGATCATATCAGGAGCAGGTGTTAAAAATATTACTTTTTCTAATCCTTTCTTTGTAGGTACTTCTGCACTTTTAGGAGCAAATAGCAATTTGCCATCAATAGGAATTACTGCAACTGATAATATTACAAGTGGTGATTATTTTCAGGTAACAAACATATCTGGAACAGGTTTTTCAGTGCATTTCAAAGACTCGTCAAATGCTAGTATTAGTAGAAATTTTAACTTTACTGCGGTAGGATTTGGTAAAGGCGGTTAATTAATGGCAAGACCAAATAGTACAAATAAAGAATCAGGTAATAATTTTCAACCTGCTAACAGTACAGGTGCAAATGTTCGTGCTGCGATGAATGATATTTTTCAGTCATTAAGAACATTAAATTCAGATAGTGGTGATCCGAGTGGTGCTGCAAACATAGCCCAATATCAACCACACATAAATACATCAACTAACGAATTAAAAATAGCTACAGGAGTTTCAGGAGATACTGCGACTTATGTTGTTTTAGGTAAAATAAATGAAGCAAATTTTGGTCATGCAGCCCTTGACGGAGCAACTTTTACGGGCACTGTAATTCATAATTATACTGGTGCATTAAGATTACCCGTAGGAACAACAGCCCAAAGACCAGGCAGCCCTGCTGCTGGAGATGTAAGATTTAACTCAACTACAGGCGAGGCTGAAATATTTGATGGTAGTGCTTTTACAATAGTTGGAGGGGGTGCTGGGGCAACTGGTGGTGGAAACGATCAATGGGTGTTTGAAAACGATCAAACAGTTACACAAAGCTACTTAATTACTCCGAATAAACACGCACATTCTGTTAGCCCAACAATTAACAATGGAGTAACAGTTACCGTGCCAAGTGGTTCGATTCTTGTTATCTTATAGTTATGGCTTTAGCAATCAACGGCACAAGTGGTATTTCTGGAGTGGATGGATCAGTTTCCGCACCAGCACTTCAAGGTACTGACTCAAATACTGGTATTTCATTTGCATCTGATACTGTAAATATAAATACAGGTGGTATTTTAAGAGCAAAATTAGACAGTTCTGGAAATTTTAGTGTTCCTGTTGGCAAATTAGGCGTAGGTACAGATTCACCAGACTATGCTATCGAAGTAGAGGGCAACGGTGGTGGTGATACTGTAAGTTTAGCTCTTAGTAATTTAGGTAATCATCCAGCAGCTTTGCATCTTCGTAGCGGACATGGTAACTGGAGTATTATAAATTCCGCAACTGTTGGTGATGCTTTACAAATTAGAGATGAAAGTGCAAATACCACACGTTTTCATATAGATAGTATAGGTAGAATCTCAATCGGCAGTTCTGGTTTTGGAGAAAGACTCAGAGTAGATGCTGCTGCTAATACTATGGAACCTATGGCTGTTAATGATAGTTCTAATACTGCAACTGCTACACATAGGATTTCATTTAGAACTGGAGGTGCAGAAAAAGGATCTATAAAGGCAACAAATAGTAATACAAGTTATAACACAAGTTCTGATTATAGACTAAAAGAAAATGAAACTCTTATATCTGATGGAATTACGAGGTTAAAAACATTAAAACCCTACAGATTTAATTGGAAAGTAAATCCAGGTATATTTGTAGATGGATTTTTTGCACACGAAGTAACAGCAGTTCCAGAAGCAATAGATGGTGTTAAAGATGCTACACAAGAAGTAGATATTGTTTATGAAGAAGGAGATACTATTCCAGAAGGAAAACTTGTTGGAGACTTAAAAGAAAGAGTAACACAACCTGTTTATCAATCTATAGATCATAGTAAACTGGTTCCACTGCTTACTGCTGCATTACAAGAGGCTGTAGGTAAAATAGAAACATTAGAAACAAAAGTTGCTGCATTGGAGGCTGCATAAATGGCAAAAATTAAGCTTAACGCTGCATCAGGGGGAGGGTCAGTTGCTCTTGAAGGTCCAGCATCTTTAGCTTCTGATAAAGTCATAAAATTTCCAGCCTCACCAAGTATGGTTGTTCAGACAGTGATGGCACAAACCACAACAACAACCTCAACAACTTCAAGATCATTTCAAAATACTAACCTTACTGCAAACATCACACCATCTTCCACTAGCAGCAAAATATTGATTTTTGTTGCACAATTTATGTCAGTTAGTTCAACTACAGAAGATGTAACAGACGGTGGTATAAGACTTATGAGAGACAGCACCGTTATACTTAATGCACAAGATCATGGAGCTATAGATGGTAGTGGTACTTTTGGTTCTAGAGACTTTAAATTAAATGCTGAAAGTGGTGCAGCTAATTTAAATTTACAAACTACTCAAACTTTAGTATTTTTAGACTCACCAAGTTCAACATCTGCCTTAACTTACAAAACTATGTATAGATCAATGAGAGCAGGTACAACAGTAACTTGTCAAACCTCAGATACAGTAAATCAACGCCCATCAGTAATTATTTTACAGGAGGTTGCAGGGTGATTTATACAAAAGTTGATGCAGTTTGTTCACTAAAACCTAATCAAGAATTTGTTTGGAACGGTTCAGAATTTTCTGGTTTTACATATTTAGGGTCAGATACAGCACCCACTGAATCTGAAATAGATGCGGAGGTAACAAGATTAAATAATGCAGAACCTATGAGGTTATTAAGAATTGAAAGAAATAAAAGATTAGCAAAGACAGATTTCATGGCATTATCTGATGTGACTATGGCAGAATCATGGAAAACTTACAGACAAAGTTTACGTGATCTACCAGCTAGTGCATCGCCAAAGCTATTATCTGATGGTAGTTTAGATAAGACATCAGTTACTTTTCCAACAGAACCTAGTTAATTATGTCAACAATTAAAGTCAACAATTTAGAATCATCAACTGGCGGTGGTGTTGCAGCAAAATTAACCTCTGTAAATGGAGGTGGGATCGGAACAAAAAATTTAATAATTAACGGAGCTATGCAAGTGGCTCAACGTGGTACGTCATCTGCACAAACTGGTTATAGAACTGTTGATAGATTTAGACCTGATGCTGGTGGAACAGATGAAACACCTACACAAGAACAAGTTGATGTTGCAAGTGGAACTGGTCCTTACACATCAGGTTTTAGAAAAGCATTAAAAATAACAAACGGAAACCAAACAAGTGGTGCTCAAGCTGCTGATTTTGTACAAATAGATCATCGTATTGAAGCACAAAATATAGCAAAAAGTGGCTGGAATTATACTTCTGCTACCAGTTTTATTACATTATCTTTTTGGGTTAAATCTAGCGTATCTAAAGATTTTCAAATAGCAGTTAGAACTCAAGATGGAACATCTCAATCATTTCAATTTGAAACACCAACATTAACTGCTGACACTTGGACTAAAGTTACAAAAACAATTCCAGGAAATTCTAATTTAACTTTTGACAATAATACTAATATAGGACTTTTGATATTTTGGTTTCCATATATAGGAACTGAGTATACAAATAGTGCTAATACTCTTGATGCTTGGCAAACATCATCTGGATCTACTTATGGAGTGGTAGATGGAACATCATGGTACACAACAAATGACGCAACATTTGAACTTACAGGAGTTCAGCTAGAATTAGGCGATGTGGCAACAGACTTTCAACATAGATCATTTGACGAGGATCGAAGGTTATGTCAGAGATATTTTCAAGTGTTAAGATCGGCTTCTGCAACTGGTGTTAATGGTAATACAGTTAGAATGAATTGTCCTTTAATGTGTGAAATGAGATCAGAACCCTCCGTAGGAAAAGGAGGTAGTGGTAATATTAATGTTGGAGATATGGTTTCAGTGGGTTCTAATACTACTTCCACTCCATCAAGTGATGGCTATCAATTTGATAGGTTAATGATGTCATGTCAACTTGGCGGTTTTACTGGTTTAACTGCTTATAGGTCGTATTGCCATGAACCAAGTGGTTCTCATTTAGGGCTTATAACTGCTGATGCGGAGATTTAAACTATGAAAATAACTTACAAACACTTTAAAAATACTTATGGAGAAGTAGCTCAAGCGATTAATAAATATGAAGATGATGTTCATGTTTGGTCTATACCATTTGATCCTAACAATACTATGTATCAAGAATACCTTGAATGGGTGGCTGAAGGTAATACTGCGGAGTCTGCTGAATAATGGCAATAACGCCTGGAACATACAATATGACTGTTCAAAGAAGATCAGATCATAGTGTAAATATAACATTGAAAGATTCTAATAATAATGCAATCAACTTAACAGGGTTTACCATTGAGGCACAAGTTTGGGAAGAAACAAGAACAACAAAATATGCAGATTTTACAATAGCTTATACAAATAGAACTTCAGGTATTTTTGATATGTCTTTAACAGACACACAAACCGCAACTTTTAGTCCTAATATTTTAAAATATGACGTATTACTCACTAATCCAAGTGGATTGAAAGAATATTATTTGGAGGGTAATATATTTGTATCTGAGGGCTACACAGCATGACAACTGTAAATGTAAGCACTACAAAAAATACTGTTACAGTAAATGAAGGAGATACTACGGTTGTAACGGTAACAACCGTTGGACCGCAAGGACCAGGTTTTGATTTAGTCTTAGATCATAGTGCAAAAGTTGACAATTCAGTTATGTACTATCAGCAAAGTAGTGGTAAGGTTATATTAGATAATAATGTCACTACCCTTAAACTCGTAGACGGAGGAAATTTCTGACATGGCTAACACGATCAGAATTAAAAGATCCACAGGATCATCAGCACCAACAAGCTTAGAAAATGCTGAATTAGCCTTTGCTGAAGGTAGTAAAAAATTATTTGTCGGTATTGGAACGGGTGGTGCAGGAGGTTCTGCTACAACTATTGAAGCGATTGGTGGTTCTGGTAGTTTTGCTGATTTGTTTACGAGTA